GTGATAACTTTTAAGAATAATTTAAAGGTTAATAACTAAAGTAGTAAATGGCTGCCTAAGGATACCTAAGTATACTAAGGGGAAAGCTATGCCAGATCTAAGTGATGATTCATTGTCACAAAATGAAGAGCCCTCGGCTAAACCAAAGCGCGGTAGGCCCAGAAAGACTGATATTGTGTCAAACAAAAGAGGGTCCAGAGGGGTCCGAGGGCGGCCCAAGGGTGACGCTGCTATCATTAACGACTACAAAGCTCGTATGCTAGCCTCCCCTAAGTCAAAGAAAGTCCTTGACAGTATTTTTGATGCAGCTCTAAATGACGACCATAAGAATCAAGCAGCAGCATGGAAGCTTGTCATGGATCGTATACTACCTGTCGCGGCCTTTGAGAAGGATGTCATCAAGTCTGGTGGAAAGAACAGTATCAGCATTAACATCACTGGTGTTGGAGCTACGTCAATCTCTAGCTCCTCAGAAGAATCTAGTGAAGATTACATCGAAGGAGAAATCATTGACTCTTAAATACTTTACACTTGATGAGTTTAATTGTAAGGAAACAGGACAGAACAAGATGTCCAACAACTTCCTCATCATGATTGACAGGTTAAGAGAAGAGTGTGGTTTTCCCTTTGTTATCACAAGCGGCTACAGAGCCCCTGAGCACTCCGCTGAGAAAGATAAACTAACTAAGGGTAGGCATACACAGGGTATAGCTGCTGACATCGCTGTAAGCAACGGATATCAACGCTACATGATTGTTGAGAAGGCTATAGAGTTAGGATTCAAAGGGATTGGTGTTGCTGAAGGTTTTGTACATGTTGACCTACGCAACGTAGAAGATCCTGTAATGTGGACTTACTAATGCAAACTACTTTAGGCTCTAAAGGTTACATACCACAAGCAGCAGACAACAACACTTTTGTTACTGTCATTACTGTTCCTACAGGCTACCACTGTAAGATTAATTATTTTCTATGTGCAGCAGGTGGTAGCGTTACTGTTGATGCTAGATGGTCTGATGGTCAAGACTACAGATTTTTAAAAGGTAAGAACTTAAGCGCTGGTGATCTTGTCGAGTTTGGTTCAAGTGAGAACCAATACCTTATATTAACGGAAGGTGAGACTATAGACATTAAATGCACATCCGTTGACGTTACGTTCATAATCTCTTATGAGCTGTACCTTGCTCCCACCAGCAATATTGTTCTATGACAGATTTAAATATTTCTTTGTTACCGTGGCAACAAGAGGTCTGGGAAGACGACACCAGATTTAAGATTGTTGCTGCTGGACGAAGGACAGGGAAGTCACGCTTGGCTGCATGGCTTCTCATAGTAAATGCCCTACAGACTGACAGAGGGCATGTGTTTTACGTTGCGCCAACACAAGGACAGGCCAGAGACATTATGTGGCAGACTTTGTTGGAGTTAGGACATCCCGTCATAGCTGGGTCGCACATAAACAACCTACAGATCAAACTGATTAATGGAGCTACGATATCATTAAAAGGGGGAGACAGACCAGAAACTATGCGTGGTGTGTCTCTTAAATACTTAGTGTTGGATGAATATGCTGACATCAAACCAGACGTATGGGAACAGATTTTAAGACCTGCTCTAGCTGACCAGAAAGGCTCTGCATTGTTCATTGGTACTCCTATGGGGCGTAACCATTTTTATGAACTTTACAAATATGGAGAGCTATCAGAGGATGACACTTACAGGAGTTGGCACTTTACGTCTTACGACAACCCGCTACTCGACCCCGAAGAAATTGATGTTGCCAAAAAGTCAATGTCCAGCTATGCGTTTCGTCAAGAGTTTATGGCTTCGTTTGAAGCGAAAGGCTCTGAGATGTTTAAGGAAGAATGGGTTACTGTCGTTGATGACAGCACGGTTGAAGGGGATTACTATGTCGCTATTGACTTGGCAGGGTTTCAAGACGTTAGCAAAAAGCGTTCAAAGAACTCAAGACTGGATAATACTGCAATGGCAGTGGTTAAGGTTGGTGAGTCTGGTTGGTTTGTGGAGAACATCATCTACGGTAGGTGGACACTTGAAGAGACTGCTCGAAAGATTTTCGAAGTGGTTAAGGACTACAAACCAATTAGCGTGGGAATTGAAAGAGGCATTGCTAAGCAAGCGGTAATGTCTCCCTTGATGGACATGATGAAACGTCAAGGGTTCTTCTTTCGTGTTGAGGAACTTACCCACGGCAACCAAAAGAAAACTGACAGGATCATGTGGGCTCTACAGGGTCGCTTTGAGCATGGTCTTATCACACTAAAGAAAGGTGAGTGGAATAGCAGATTCTTAGATGAACTGTTCCAATTCCCTGATCCTCTAACACACGATGACTTAGTGGATGCTCTTGCCTACATTGACCAGCTAGCTAAAGTAGCCTATGCAGGTAACTGGGAAGAGTATGACGATTATGAAGAACTTGACTCCGTAGCAGGATACTAATATGGAATATTACGAAGGTATGGAAGACGAACCCATCATCATTGAGGAAGCTCTTGAAGATTGGGTAATGAACAACTGCAACAAGTGGCGTGACCACTTTGAAGCCAACTACTCACAGAAGTTTGATGAGTACTATCGTCTCTGGCGTGGTATATGGGCCAGTGAGGACAGAACACGAGACAGTGAACGTTCTCGTATTATCTCCCCTGCTTTGCAACAGGCTGTTGAGTCTTCCGTAGCGGAACTTGAGGAAGCTACCTTCGGTCGTGGTAAATGGTTTGACATCAGCGATGATCGTAATGATCCTGATGCGTCAGACATCATGTACCTACGCAACCAGCTGCATGAGGACTTTGGTAAGACTAAGATCCGTAAGGCTGTAGCTGAGTGTCTTATTAACGCTGCTGTCTTTGGTACGGGTGTTGCTGAAGTTGTTATTTCTGAAGAAAAGGAAATGGCCCCTGCTACACAGCCCATCATGGACGGTGACCTCACAGCAGTAGGTGTTAACATTCGTGACCGTGTTGTAGTTAAGCTACGCCCTGTCATGCCTCAGAACTTCCTCATTGATCCTGTAGCAACCTCCGTAGACGAAGCCCTTGGTGTCGCTATTGATGAGTTTGTGTCACGTCACATTGTAGAGCAACTACAGGAACAGGGTGTCTACAAGAAGATGTACCTTGGTAACGCTTCTGAGGACTTTGACATTGAACCTGATCAGGATCTTACTTTGTATCAGGACGACAAGATTCGTCTTACAAAGTACTACGGTCTTGTTCCACGTCATTTGCTTGAGGCTGCTGATGAGTACGAAGACTTAGGCGCTGAAGAGGAAGAGAACAAGAGCTACTACGTTGAGGCTGTTGTTGTCATCGCTAACGAAGGTCATCTTCTGAAAGCGGAAGCGTCTCCCTACATGATGCAGGATCGTCCTGTTGTTGCCTTCCCATGGGATGTAGTTCCTTCACGCTTCTGGGGACGTGGTGTCTGCGAGAAAGGTTATAACAGTCAGAAGGCTCTTGACGCAGAGATTCGTGCTCGTATTGATGCTCTGGCGCTCACAGTGCATCCTATGATGGCTATGGACGCTACTCGTATTCCCCGTGGTACTAAACCAGAAATCAGAGCAGGGAAGTTAATATTAACCAATGGCGATCCTAAAGAAATTCTTAATCCGTTTAACTTTGGTAATGTGTCTCAGATTACCTTTGCACAAGCTCAAGCACTACAGAGCATGGTGCAACAAGCAACTGGAGCAGTTGATTCAGCTGGTATCGCTGGTAACATTAACGGAGAAGCTACTGCTGCTGGGATTAGTATGTCTCTTGGTGCTATCATTAAGAGACACAAGCGTACTCTAATCAACTTCCAAGAGTCTTTCCTGTTGCCTTTTGTAGAGAAAGCTGCTTATCGTTATATGCAGTTTGAACCTGAACTGTACCCTGTCAAGGACTACAAGTTCAACGCTACAAGCTCTCTGGGTATCATTGCTCGTGAGTACGAAGTCACTCAGCTTGTACAGTTGCTACAGACAATGCAACAGGACAGCCCACTGTATCCTGTGTTGATTCAGTCAATCATTGACAACATGAATCTGTCCAACCGTGAAGAGCTTATTGCTACAATGAAACAAGCTTCTCAGCCTAACCCTGAAGCACAACAGATGCAACAGGCTCAGATGCAAGCTCAGATGGCCTTCCAGAACGCACAGACAGCCGCTCTGGAGGCGCAAGCACAAGAGGCTATATCAAGGGCTCAGAAGTACGCTGTCGAGTCTCAGATGCTTCCTCAGGAGCTTGAGATTGATAAGCTAAAAGCAATCACAACTAACATACGTCAAGGCGAAGAGGATGATCGAGAGTTTGAACGTAGACTCAAGATTGCTGATCGCCTACTTAAAGAGAAAGAAATAGACTTGAGAAACCGTGGAGGTCAAGCAAATGGTAGTGTCACAAGCCCAACTCAACAAAGTGCTGGAGGAAATCAACAGCAGCTACAGCAAGCTCTTAGAGCGGTTGGCAACGTTGGAGGCCAAGGTCAATGAAAAAGAAAGATCCAAGACTGGAACGTCAACAAGCAAACGAACGACACAAACAGTGGCGACTAAAAAATCCTGAAAAGTGGAAAGCTATTGCTGCTAAGTCTAGGTTAAAAAGAAAAGAAAAAATAAAAGAAGCAGATAAGAAATATAGGCAGCGTCCTGAAATAAAAGCAAAAAACGCAGCTAACCAATCAAAATACAGAGCTTTGTTAAAGAAAAGAACCGTATCTTGGGCAAACTTAGAAGCTATTGACTTTGTTTTTTATGCTGCTGCCTGTATAAATAAAGTATACGGAGGTAAGGTTACTGTAGACCACATAGTACCATTACAAGGAAAAACTGTATCAGGTCTTCATGTAGAAAACAACTTACAGTTAATGTCTCTTTCTAAAAATTCTTCAAAAGGTAATAAGTATGCCTAAAGAAAAAGACCCTAGATTAAAACGAGCTGGAGTTTCTGGGTACAACAAACCAAAGAGGACTCCGAGTCATCCAACTAAATCACACGTTGTTGTTGCCAAGGAAGGCGACAAAGTTAGAACAGTACGTTTTGGTCAACAAGGTGTTAAAAAGAATCAACCAGATAAAAAGAAATCTTTTAATGCTAGACACAAATGCGATCAAAAGAAATCTAAACTAACAGCGGGATATTGGTCCTGTAGGAACTGGTAATGATGAAAGCAAAAGCAACTAAGAAAGCATTTAAACCTTGTAAAGGTTGTCCAACTCCAGCACGTTGTAAGGCTGCTGGTAAATGTATGAAGAAGGCTAAGAAGTAATGGCTAAATTAACACCACAACAGAAAGCAAAGGCAAAAGCTATGTCAAAGCGTAGAGGTGTTAAGTATCCTAACGCTTGGTCAAACTTGGCAGTTGCTAAAGGTAAATCAACCAAAAAGAAAAAGGAGAAATAACTATGGCTTGTGGATACGGTAAAGGCAAAAAGAAACGTGTGAAAAAATAACAAAAAATTAACTTGACTTTTACTTAAAAGTATGATATAATATACCTATACTATAGCATATATAGTATGTAAAGTCAATAACTTTCAACACTGTCCCATAAGGAAAAACAGTAATGACACCAGAAACAGAAAAGTACTTTCGTGATTTAAATGACATGTTCCGTTCAGAAGGATGGAAGATTCTTTTATCAGACATTCAAGCTTCGGCCAATAGTGTTAATTCAGTAGAAGGTACTAAAGACGAGCAAGACCTTTACTTTCGCAAAGGACAACTTGCTGTAATGGCTAATATCCTTAATCTTGAGACGCAGGTTGCTAATGCTCAACAGCAAGCTGAAGAGGAAGATCAGCCTGATGCTGAAGATTAGAGATTTTAAGTGTCCTGATGGACATGTAAAAGAATACTTTGTTAGTGACGATATCGAACTTATTAGGTGCGAGTGCGGTAAAGACGCTAAGAAAGTTATCTCTCCAATCCGGTCTGTACTAGACCCAATTAGTGGTGACTTTGCAGGAGCTACTATGAAATGGGCTAGAGAACGTGAAAGGAAGATAAAACAAGAACAGAAGGTAAACTCTTAGAGCCCTTCTACAAACTACCAATCTCCATAATGCTAATGCACGGGGTTTAATAATGGCAGCAAAGCTAATAGATGAGCGTCCTGAACAAGAGGATAACGTAGAAATAACTGAACTGGAAACACAGGAAGAACAGTTTGAACAGCCTGAGGAAACTCAACAAGCTGAACCACAAGACGATCTACCTGACAAATACCGTGGTAAGTCTGTACAGGATATTGTACGGATGCACCAAGAGGCTGAAAAGCTTTTAGGTAAACAAAGCAGTGAAGTTGGTGAACTACGTAAGGTTGTAGATTCCTACATTCAGACACAACTCTCACAACAACAACAGGCACCACAAAAGTCCGAAGATGATGATTATGACTTCTTTACTGATCCTGACAAGGCAGTAAGTAGAGCCATTGAGAACCATCCTAAGATTAAGGAAGCTGAACAGTACACTCAACAGTATAAGAAAGCTACGGCTTTAAGTCAGCTCCAGAGTAAACATCCAGACATGCAACAGATCCTACAGGACAATCGGTTTGCAGAGTGGATACAAGGCTCTAAGATTAGGACTCAATTGTTTGTACAAGCTGACCAGCAGTATGACTATGAAGCGGCTGATGAACTATTCACTCTGTGGAAAGATCGTCAAGCAACTGTCAAGCAAACTGCACAGGCAGAGAAGGCAGGAAGGAAAGAAGCAGTTAAGGCTGCTAACACAGGCAACGCCCGTGGCAATCCTGACTCACAGTCACGTAAGATTTATCGTAGGGCAGACATTATTAAACTTATGAAAACTGACCCCGACCGATACCAAAGTCTATCTGATGAGATCATGAAGGCATATCAAGAGGGGAGGGTCAAATAGCTAACATTTAGGAGAATCTAATGGCTACTTCAATTTATCCCGCCACTGGTGGTTTTGTAGATAACACTTCAGCAGCAACGTTTATTCCAGAGATCTGGAGTGATGAGGTTATTGCTGCTTATGAGCAAAATCTTGTACTTGCTAACCTTGTCAAGAAAATGTCAATGGCTGGTAAGAAAGGTGACACCATCCACATTCCTAAGCCCACTCGTGGTACTGCGAATGCTAAGGTGGAAAACCAAGCTGTACAGGTACAGAACGCAGTTGAGACTGAAGTTCTTGTAACTATCGACAAGCACTTTGAATACTCACGTCTGATCGAAGACATCACTGAAGCACAGGCTCTTTCGTCTCTGCGTCAGTTCTACACAGGTGATGCTGGTTACGCTCTTGCTAAGCAAGTTGACGATGACCTGTTTAACCTTGGTAAGTCTTTCGGTAACGGTAACGGCTCTTCATGGGCGCACAACGCATCATTCCAGATCACTGCTGGTGGCGCTTTGGAAGCTTATGACATTGACGGTACTGGTGACGTTAATGCCTTTACTGACGCTGCTTTCCGTTCTTTGATCCAGAAGATGGATGATGCAGACGCTCCGATGGACGGACGCTTCTTTGTTATTCCTCCTTCATTGCGTAATGCAATCATGGGCATTGATCGCTACGTGTCTTCAGACTTCGTAGACGGTCGTGGTGTTGTTAACGGTAAGATTGGTAACTTGTACGGCATTGACGTATACGTAACCAGCAACTGCCCAACTCCTGAGTCTGGTGTACGTGCTGCTGTTCTCGGACACAAAGACACTATGGTAATGGCTGAGCAAGTCGGTGTTCGTTCACAGACTCAGTACAAGCAGGAGTTCTTAGGTACTCTGTACACTGCTGACCGTCTCTACGGTGTGCAGGTACTTCGTCCTGAAACTGGCTTCGTACTAGCTGTACAAGGCTAATAGTTCTATCGCCCCTCTTCGGAGGGGCTTTTCTACTTTCGGGCTATACGCCTTTCTATTTCCATAGGAGAACACCATGTCAAAAATGGCTATTGATGCAAACTCTAAACCCATCCAAGTCCTACGTCCCAACTCTACAGACACCGTAAGCATCACAGCTTCGTCAGCACAGTCAACAGCCGTCAGTGCTGGTTGTCGTGTACTCCGTCTTGTAAGCGACACAGACTGCCACTACACTCTCACCTCAGGTACAGCTACTACTAGCGATGTGTTTCTACCATCGTTGGCTGTTGAGTATGTTCACGTTTATGAAGGCGATCAAGTAGCTGTTATTCGTAACGCTGCTGATGGTACGCTGTACGTGACGGAGATGATCTAAATGCAGTTTGTACGCACTAACTTTCTGCTCGTTAAGAATGCCGTAGGTAAAGCTATAGGCTACTTAACTGGAGCGTATCTATTGACAGAATCCAGCGACAACATCGTAACTGAAGCTGGTGATAAGATTATTACGGAGTAAGTCATGGCTGACGTAAAAATTACACAACTTACAGAGTTAGCTGAAGGTCCTGCGGCTGGTGATGAGATTGCAATTGTAGACAACAGTGTCTCGCAAACTAAACGTATCAGTGTAACTAATTTAAACAAACATCCAGACAATGTTAAGTCTACGTGGGGTTCTGGTGATGACCTACAGATTTACCATGATGGAAACAATAGTGTTATTGCTGACACAGGAACTGGAAGCACATTCATTCAAGGTTCTAGTTTAATTAGACTAACAAATGTTGGAGCAACGGAACACTACGCAAAGTTTA